CAATTCTTACCCATCTTATTCTCCTATTCTGTTTTAGTTGTAACTAACATCATTAAAAGTTCGTTCACGGACACCGCGTCCGCGTCTATTCATAGACCCCAACTTACGTGGGGCCGTTCTTGCATCAGCTTGATATGCTTTCGGTAAGGCTTTCTGGATATATTTCTGCGTCCAGTTTGTTGATTCATCCTTTAATTCATCTCGCATCTCAGCTTCCGCCAAACACGCGGCTTTTATAGCTTCATCGAATTTCGCTCCCGCTGGATGAAGATTATTAACTGGCTGAACGACATATATGCTATCAGCACCAGGATTAGTTCCACCTGCTGCTCCAGCCGCTGTAAGCCAATCAGCTACAGTAATTGCGTGGGTCGCCACTACATAAGCTGTTACAACAGCATAACTACCCTTACCCGTACCAGCTATTATTTCAACTATCCAATCTTTGAAATAATCAGTACCCTCAGTTCTGGTAGCATCTACTATCGTAGTATTCGAACCGCTATCACCTACACCGGCTTCCATATCAAGTTTATCAAAAATTATCTCATAAGGAAATTGAAGTACGTCTGTTGCACTCGGCTGCGGGTCTACTATCAATTCCCATCGTCTCTTTGCATGAGAACTCAGCGTTCCTGTCTGCGGTTCCCAAGGTCGTATAGCTGCAAACATAGGATGTCCCGAAGTTACATTCACGGCCCTTCGTTCACGTATGAAAGATTCATGTCGCCATTCGATATGTGCAGAATGAGATGTATCCTTCGCATAATGAATTTCACCGCTAACTTCGCCACAGAATCCTTCTGGTAACGGATACCTGGCTATATCACCACCGATTACTTCTACATCTGTAATAGCAAATGTATCAGTAGCTACAGGATATGTACCACTGGCGTTACCATATTGGTCAAGCCAATCTGCTACTTCAATTACTCCACCTGATGCTGTGTAATCAGTTATCTTAGCGTAACTGCCTGCTCCCGTACCAGTAAGGATATAACAATAATAACCGATAAGGTCATCATCGGTATCATAAGTTGCTTCTAAAGTAGCGTCTGTCATTGTAGTAGCAGTAGCAGGATTGCTATCATCTGCATCCGCAGCATCCACTGTACCAGTTACTCTCGTTCCCGCCAGGGTAATAGAGGCTATCCGCTTGGGCCATCGCCAACCAGTACCAGGTGCATCCGCGGCAAACATCCGAATTCCGTCATTCACTATCTCTTTGACAAGTTCAAGATTATGAATGTCTATAGGCGGTAAAGCCTTCTGGTCGCCTGATGGGCCATAATAGGCTATCCCCTGGTTACTAAATCAGAGAATTCAAGAATTGAATTTGGTTCGGCCATTGTTAGCTCCCTTCATAATACGGTGCGATTAATTCATCTGCCTGTTTCATCATGTTGAACACAGCATCCGTTATAGCACCGAACTTGGCTTTTATCTCTGCTCTTTGCTCCATACCCTCGCCAAGTTCATCATCACTAAGAATCTCATCCACGGCTTCGTGATAATCGCCATTTGCTTTAATTAATTTCTCATGCGGAGTCATTTTCTGATTCTCCAAAAAAGTCATCCTGGGGAACGGATGCTCCCCAGGACAACATTTTAATTAAACATGTCCAGTTAGCATGTATTCCGTTGCACCATTTCCTAAACCATTGTTATCCACAATATAGCCAGCTACTTGACCATTTTCACCGTCTATACCACTGTCAGGCTCTCGTGCTTGGACTGAACCATCCTGTCTCCATACAATTTCTCTGATGTCTTGCGTGTTTCCAAGTTTAGTAACACCACCAATACCACTGGGAGCAAGTCCCATGACTCTGCCCTTAAACTGACACCAGAAGTATTTACCAGTAGCACTAACATAAGCAGCCGCAGGGCCAACAAAGGCTAACCAACCAGTATCTGTACCTTCTGATGGTAAACGTATATCAGAATATGGTGAAGGCATACAATATCCATAACTGGCCCCGGTTAAAGCACTGGTAAGTGGAGCATCAAGATAAATAGTTACCGTACCAGCAGGAGCAGCAGCAGTATTACCTATAATCCCTCTACATTGCAATTCTGCATTACTTGAACCAGTAGCAATTTTTAGAAGAATAGTACCGCCGCGAAGGTCATCCACAGTATGAGTTAATACAGCGGTCATTTTTACTGATGTATCACCGATAGCAGCCGCAGCAGCCAAAAGTGCATAATCAATACCTGTTGCGGGAATAGCATTATAAATTGCATTTCCCTGTCCTGTATAACATGCACCACCAGATTTACAATACACGAAACCTTTACCATTCGGCAATTCTACTACATCACCGATATTATAATTGGGATTCTTCTCAGTAGAAACATTATAAATGAAACCCCAATCGGGTGCGGTCCGATGACCAATAACACCCTGAATACCCAAAAGAGTTCTTTTTGCTTTACCATGTGCCATTTTCTTTTTCTCCCAAAAGGGGACCAAAAGGCCCTATTGCCTGGTCCCGTGAAAGTTAGTAAAATTAATTATTATGCAACCTTATGCATAACGAAACCAGCCGTCCGCCTGTTCAAACACAGATTATTATGTGCACCATCAAGGAATATCGTGAACGTGGTGTGCTGTCCTCTATCTGTTATCGGCTCGCCTTCTTCCATCCAATAGCCTTCGTGAACCACTGGAACAAATTTCGAGAAGTCGATACAGTATAGAGGCGAATAAGATGCCTCATCCAGTTCAGTAACCTGAACAACCGGAAGTCTATTAACATAACATAAACCGCCATCATCTACCTTCAAGTTACTCAATACATCCTTGCCACTATGTCTGTCATCCTTCTGGTCAGCCAAATTCATCAGGTCAGCGATAACATCATAACCAGCATAAATACGCTTGGCTGCTGTACGCTTATTCGAGGGGTCATTTAAAATCAACGGTGCTTTGAATTTGGTTCTCATAAAAGCAAGACGAAATGCTTTCAACATGGAGTTGTCCACCGTAGTATAAACCGCGGCATAATTACGCCATTTGGGTTCCGTGCTGGCATTGATATTAGCACATGTAGCCGCGTAAGTACCGTCTTGATATTTTATGAATTTACCCACAAAACCAGAACTCGTATTTATCGTAGCATCAGCAGTATACATAGTCAAGTAGTATGGTACGCCATAGGGATAAAGGTCATCAGTTGCGGAAGTCGGAGTTTTCCACGCTCTATCCTCAATAAGATTAGCCAGGGACCACAGACCATCAATCCTGCGAACCTTCATAAGATTGATAAAACCCTTAGCTGAATTCTTATTCTGGAGAATCTCAAACTTATCCCAAGAATAGTTACTGCCAATTAAACACCACGGAACTTTAATGGTGCTCATTACATCCGACACACCCGGCTCATCAGTATCGTAAAGCCTACGATACCTGGCATTGCCAGACTCATCGAACATCACTTTACGCTCAATCTGATTACCACCATCAATTTCCATCCTCTCCTGTTGGTAAATACGACAGAATTCGTAATCTGTATTGTCCCACCCAACTTCGCCATTTTAAATCTCCCTTATTATCTAAAAACTTTGCGAAGTCTCTCAGTTGTTTTTTCTTCAAACGCGGCCTGACTCGCTGGACCAGTCGAAGATGCCGAGACATTGCCACTATTGGGTTTCAACGTAAGGCCGCTGCCACGTTCAACAACTTTAGACTTAATATCGTTACGAATAATCTTTTCCCTAATTGGCTCACTAATAATTAAGTGAGCAGAATCCAATGCTTCATCCACATCCATCTTCCGTCCTTGCATTTCAGCACCAGTAAGAATTTGCTCGGCCAATTCAAGAACAGCCCAACGATTCTGTTTCTGTGCAGTTGTTAGTCCATCCCAGCCTTTTGAATCTTTAGGAATCTCACCATAGAATTCATTATACGGTTTCAAATCATCAGTCTTAAAATATTGAGCAACCTGCTGATTTACTACATCTTCCTGTTGCAATTTAACCCGAAGTTCATCTTCACTTGTCTGAACGCCCTGTACTGGTTGACTATCAACCTTATCAGAAAGAAGTTTATTCTGCTGTTGTAACTGGTCGATTACATCAACAATCGGGTCATCGTCATACTTTTTCCTAAGGTCCTCAATATCAACTCCCTTAAATCCTGATTCCTGCTGGTCGTCTTTCTTGGCCGCTGGTTGTGCAACTTGTTGCTGTTGCTGCTGCTGTTGTGCCTGTTCCTGTTTCTTCCGGCCAATAGCTGCAAATTCCTGAGATAACGTATTGGTGCTTTCAAGCAACTTAGCAAACGTCCTATTTGCCAATTCAGGGTTAGCCTCGTAGAAACTTTTAATCTCATCTTCTTTCCATCCCTGATGTGTAGCCGCCCTGTAATACGCATCGGATACACCCTTAGGTTCTCCTGCCGCTGAATCATCCGGTTTATCTTCCGGTTTATCATCAGTCGGGGTAGAATCTTCTGGTTTATCAGATTCCTCTGCCTCTGGTTTATCATCATCAGATTTATCATCATCAGGTTTATCGCCAGTTGGGGTAGAATCTTCTGATTTTCCAGATTCATCTGCCGCTGAATCATCCGGTTTATCTTCCGGTTTATCATCAGTCGGGGTAGAATCACCATCAAAGATTTTATCCAATCCTTCTTGTACACTTGCTTCTAATTTAACTTCTGCTTCTTTAACTTCGCCCAACTCTTTTTCTCTTGCTTCGTCTAACATTTTATAGTCTCCCTTTTTTAAGCTGCCCGTTTCCGGGGGTAGATTAGTTTCAGGATTTTATGCTATTCTTACTTTTCCCAAATTTCTATTTTTCTTCACGTGTTTATGAAAACCACATTTATCAATATATTTTTCCTGCTGCTTTACCGATGTAAAATGTATTCTACCATCAGGAAGAACATCCACGTTCGGAAAAGCGGCTTTATGTTCTGCTATCTGATTAGGATTAATCGCCATTGATTCTGAACAATGGTTATAGTCTCCATTTGCTATACCTATACCAGATTTCCAGACCATATATTTCCCGCAAACAGGACACTTTATTCGTCTCTCGGCCCTGGTTTTCTCAGAAATTCTACATCTCTCACATATCTGAATTCTGGCTTTCACTTTTTACCTCTCAACTTGGCTATTTCTTTTTCAGTTAAACCAGCCCCGCGAAGTCTACCAGAGACTGATTTAGTTCTCTTGGTCGCCTTGTCCTTTTTCAACTGGGTTTTTACTCTACCTTTTAAATCAGTAACCCAACTCTTTTTATACATCTGCGGGTACTTCACACGTAACCGCCTCTCTATTATCATTTTCTGAAAAGGTGTTGCTTTTTCAAGTTTTTTCTTTGCCATTATTTTTTCTTCCCAAATGTTTGTGCTAATTTAGCCTGTACTTTCTTTTCCATCGCAGCTTCCTCTGCTAATTTGGCCTGCTTCAATGCTTCCTTTTTAGCAAGAGCGAACAATTTCGGTTTCCTTTTAATCTCTATCGCCCGCATCAAAGTTCGTGCTGCTTCCTCGATTTCCCATTTATCCATTTTCTTAGGTGATGTCGGATTTGCCATTAGTAAATTCCTTGATTAGCTGATTGACTTACCGCCGCTGTTGCCTGAGCGGTCTGATTACTTTCCTGCCCCGGTGTTGGTATATTTCGATTCATCGGAGCACCACCATTCTGTTGAACACCTGCCATACTTGTCCCGCTTACCTTACCAGGATTCTGTGGTCCCATCTGCATCATAATCATCAGTCTGTTCTCAAATTCCGGGTCGTCAAATATTTCCTGCATCTCTATGCCGATGCCAAGTTCATCTGCAATGTTAGTAAGATAACGTTGCAAATTAAATGGCTGTCCCATTTGCAGGCACAACATCGCTGCCTGAACAGCCGCGGGTATAACATTAGTACAAAATTCCAGCACTCGTTTCGATTTAATAGTTGGGTCCATGCGAGACATCGAACGTTGGACTATTGTAAATATAAATTCAAGGAAATCACCCTGCCGCTGTTCCGGTGTAAGGACTAATTGTATCTCCTCATTACCGCTTGTACGTTTAGTCAATGGTACGTTTATAAACGGGTCATGGTGCAAGTACCATGCTTCTTTCTTTTTTACCTCTGCCGTTTTATCATATAATATTCCGCGTGCATCTTCTATACTGATATTTGCGTTAGACTGTAATATCTGACTCTGTGTTGCCGTAGTTTTTCCGCCCCTTGTACCAGGTGTCATATTACCAGCTATTTGGTCGGGATTACCCGACATATAATTGAACCATACCTGAAGTTGTTGCAGCATCTTGGAATTATCAACATTCTGTCCGCCAAACGAAACAACATTAACTCCCTTAGGGTCTGAGCAGGCAAGCATATCTCCATCTTCAGCTTCCAGAATATCCTGTGCTGTATCTGCAAGTGCCGGATTATAGAGTCCAATATCTTTCTGACTATCAGCCTGGTCCATTGTCTTACTAAACACCCGGTTCGCCATTCTATGAAGGTCATAATATATACTAACCGGAGCTACCGGGAATGGATTACCCTGTACTGGTGGTGTGAATGACAGAAACGTATATGGCCCTTCCTTTGGACCATAAAAATCTGTAACCCCAAGATACGATGCGGCTACTCTTTGCAATGGGTCCGGGATAGTTACAAGAGCATTAGCTTCTGGTATATATAATTCCACGACATCAACATAATCCTGTAGATTATAAATCTCCAAAGCCGACATACTATCCTGCGTTATACGAGATGCTCGCTGTTGCTGAGTTGCTGATTTTGAAGTCGGAAGTTCAGCTACCAAGTCATGATTATAAACATTAGTATCTAAAAGTAACTGACGTGGAACCATGGTTCTGTGGCCGAAGAACAATGAATTTCTAATAGATTTGCATATTGGGTCTATCACAAAATCATCAAGGTCAACAAGTTCCGTATATATTTGTCCTGGGTCAACAGTAATATCTCCAAATTTTATCATCTGCCCCTTAGCAGCTACTCCGGTTTTCAATATCCCCCATCCAAAAAACGCTGATGTAATCCACGCCCTCAGAACTTCTTTAAAATTAGTTTGCCTACTCAATTCATCAAGGCCTAATCCTAAAAGTTCCGCATATTCCTTATGTGCCGTATACGGTGTTATAATCTTAGTTGTGGGATTCTGCATAACGAGGTTAGGAACTAATGTACGAATTGTATGAAATAAAAGATTAATCGGCTCATCGCCAGATATACCTTTTTGTTTACTATAATATTCACCGACATACTCTCTTACAAACATAGCCGTGGCCCTACGATAATTCTTCATGCGGTCGAAACCACGTTTAACTGTCAGTGATACTCTTTGCGGACTTATATTTCCATTCATAATTCTTTCGCCTTGCCATCTATAATTTGGTCAAGTGGCGAATAATCATTTGGACAATATGCTTCGCCAATTTCAAAATAACCAGATTCATT